CAGCATCATAATAATGTCCCTGTGGATCAACTGCTCTAACAATATTACAATCATGTTTGGCATAAATAAATCCATCGGCATCTGTTTTTGGTGCATAACAAAGAATCTGGAATTCGTATCTCTGTTTCCCTTGTGGAACAAGAGTATAAGAAGGTATCATAAACTGAAAAGCCTGATAAGTCTTTTTAGAGAAAGTATATCCAGTTTCAGAATCCTTTTCAGTTTCTACATCAGATACAATTTCCTTATATCCTGGAGTTAATTCTGTATAATCATCAAATTCACCCCATTTTGTTGTCATAACAGCTTTAAAGTGTATTATTTCAAAATTATTAACTGTTTGAGTATTAGCATTATTATAATCTGTAAATCTTTGGCATAAATCCTCTACAAGCCACACATAATTAATATCAATTCTATTTTTTCCTGGATCTATAAGAACTCTATTTGGAATATGCTCCATATTTAATGTAACAATAACAGGATATCTTCCATTAATTGCTGCAGCTGTATCAAAATCTATACTAAAGTCTGTAGTTCTAGCATTAATATATGCTGCTTGATTTAATGTATCATATACAGATTGTGTATATAATTCAGAAGCAACACCTTGTACATTAGTACATGTGTAATCAAATGCTGCCATCCTTGTATTTTGATTTAAGGTCATATTAAATACCGTAGCAAATGGCAACTGCTCTGGACCAACAGGAAATATAGAGTTTTTGTTAATTGTATATTCGTAATTTGAGAAATTTGGTTCTATTAAGTCTATCTGAATATTTCTCGTTGGAACTATTTCGTTAACAGAATTATTTAAATAATTTAATATAAAGTATAGAGTGATATCATTAACTCTAATATCACTTCTTTTGAGAATAGGTACGCAATCAGACAATGTTGTATTTTGTATTACAGCTGTAATGTTATTATAGTCATCTTCTGTAACAAGTCTTTTTCTTGCTTTTAAGTTAACTATTGCGTTATTTTTTAACTCTGATGTAGTTAGAATATCTTTTCCACCGTATGCTGCATTATTGTTTGTACAGCTATATGCAACATTTGCCATTGTATTAGCATCTACCTTAAAACTGAGTTCATCACCTTCCTTAATAACGTTATCAATAACGTTACCATCTGCACCTCTTGTTAATTTTAAAACAACTACGACAAAAGATCCAGGAGTTGGTTGCTTACCAAGAACACCATTTCCGAAAGATAGTATTCCTCTATTGTAATATCCGACCCAATCGTATTGTTTTGCTGTTGCTGATATTGTATAGATACCATTAATACATTCTGTCCATTGTGTAAAAGAACATAATTTTCCGGATGAGTCTATTATTGGTTCACTTGGATCAAAGTTTTCTACCTTCTGAATATCATCAGCTTGTGAACTATTTAAAACCAAAGTCTGACCATCTGTAGGTTCACATATCCAAACCTGAAGATCTGCAACCTGACCTGTAAATGCTAGGTTCTTATGATAAAATTGGTTAATCTGTAATGTTTCTGGAATATTAAAAGTTTGGACTTGATACTCACATTGTTCGAATTCTAGTGAGAATGCACAATACGATTTGTCTTCTGCTAGAAATACAGGAGTATAGAATCCATTATAGTCTCTTACTGTAATAGCTGAATTGTTAATAATTTGACCTTTAGATGAGTATGTAAGTTTTTGTTTACTCATACTAAAGACCGCTGATGTTGTAGCAGAACCAAATAAATTATTATTGCTTTTAATTGTATATGGTATCTCACCGGCACGGCATTGGAAATATTTTCCGAATTGGAAATTAACAGCATCCAAAGAAAATTTCAATGGTACAACAAACATTATCTTTACTGTAGCACATACTGCTTTAGGAATTGTATATCCAATCCATTTTGCAAGATTTTGAACGGACTCGTTCATTACAGCAGTGACAATAAAGAACTCATTGTAAATCTTTGATTGATAATATATTTGGTTACTGCTTAAAATACTTAACATGTCTATTAGATAAGCTAGATAACTCGCTTTACTAATATCACTGGAATTGGACATGTTAAGATATCTCTTAGCCAGATTAATCAAATCCGATCTAATTTTCTCACGAGATCCATAAATGTTTAATCCATTATCAATAATTTGATTTAGACGGACATTGTCATCTTTAGTAGTTGTTGTATCAGCCATAAAAAAGTCCAAAATTTATAATTTATTCGTGACCTTTAACTTTAACATTTTAAGTAAAGTCTATTTTATTTCTTTTAAATTTACTGTTTCCATATATAAGCCAGTATTTCTG